GTGTCCAGCTCCGGTTTTTCACCCACCTCCTGGTCGAAGGCGTCCTTTAGTTTATCGGTATCCGAGGTAAGTAACTCTTGTAAGCGTTCTGTTTTCATTATGGGGCTATGTTTGAAAGGTTCTTTTTGGGTTGTTTGGATGGTTTTTCTTCTTCCACGATCATGGTCAGGGCATCGGGGGCGTCGTCGTGGGCGTTTACTCCCGTAGCCTGGTAGTTTTTTACAGCCTTCGCAAATAAGGGCCAGCGTTTCTCCCAGTCCTGGGGGTAATAGATCATGTTCTGCACGTCGGCGGCCTGCGTGAAGATGCGGGCCTTCTTGTTTTTGCTCTGGTGGAACCAGGAAAACACGGTCTTGGTGTTGCCCATCTCCCGGCTGATCCTTTCCACGTTGCGGGCAAAGGCCCTGCCCCCGTTATTAGACTCCACTTTGACCCGCTCCACACTATGGGCCTGCAGTTGCCGAGCGGTCCTGCCTTCGGTGACTTCCATGCCGTCCTGAGTATAATACACGTCGGTTATATAGTACCCTGTCAGCGTAGGCCTGTAGACAATCGAACACAGAAAATCCGCCCCTTCGTCTGCCGTATCGATGACCGCTTTGGTTTTTAGGGCGTTGTGGGGCAGGTCCTTATATGTCTTGAAGGCTTTGTATAACCGGCCTTGTATGGGTTTGGGGTTTTGCAGGTGTTGGCGTTCAAAGACCACCGGGTTTAAGACCTCCATTTCCCGCAGTTCCTCCAAGGTGTGTTTAAAGGGCCATAGGGCGGTGCCGTCTTCCCTAATGGATGGAAGGCTTAACACCTCCCACTTCGCGCCCTCATTATCTATTAAATAGCCGCACAGGTCCTGTTCATGCAACCGCTGCATAATGATGATAATGGGCGTATTTCGGGAGTTCACCCGGTTTCGGATCGTGGAATCAAAGCGGTTGTTGACCCGTTCGCGCACCGTTTCCGAGTCAGCGTCTTCGGGTTTAATGGGGTCATCGATGATCAGGGCGCCTGAAAAACCTTCTTTTTGCGAAATACTGTCAAAGAACTCTTCTATCTCTTCTTCCTCCTCATCTACCTTACCCGCTCCAAATCCTGTGACCTGTCCGGCAGCGGAGGTGGCATAGACGCCCCCGCCTTCGGTGGTGTACCACTTCTTTTTGGCTTTGGAATCCTTTTTAATTTGAACCGCAGGAAACAACTCCTGGTAAAAGGACTCCTGCACCAGGTCTTTTACTTCTTCTGAGTTATCCAGCGCCAGGTCATCCGAGTAGGACAGGTGGATGAACTTGGCGGCGGGGTTTAAGGCCAGGCCGTGGGCGATAAAGTTTTTAACCGCCAGCTCCGTTTTTCCGTAGCGGGGGGCAATATTGATGATCAGCCGGGTACACTGTCCTTTCAGCACCCGTTCCAAGGCTTCACAGATCCGGTGGTGGTGGTCCCCTGTGACGAACTTTCGGTTAAACCGCTTTTTAAAGAAGTAGCGGGTAAAGAATAACAAAGAACTAAGACACTTATACTTCCTTATGTCCAACTCCGAAACCTTAGTATTCATCTTCCAGGGCTTTGTTGATCTCCTTTATCTTTTCTACTGTAAGGGGTTCAGAAGTATAGTTGGTATTGGTGTTTTTATTTTCCGTGGACTCCTTAAGTCCTAAATCCCGGGCGATGATATTGGCATTGAACGCTCCTACGGCCGCCCCTTCAAACTTTTGGGTGTATATAACATCCTCTACGTGTGTAATGACTGGAATAAAATCTTCCCTTTTGCTGTATAAATCCCATGTCCTACGGTCTATATTCAGGAAGATGAATAGTCCTGTTTGGGTGTAGGGTCGTTGGGTGGGCACTTTTACCGTTTCCCCTACCCTGTCCCCGCTTTTAATGGCTTCGTTCTTATACCAGGGGTTTTTATCGCACTGAGCGAAATACTCATAACAACAGCTTAAAAGGGTGTCAGGGTCAGAAAATAGCTTATCCCGGCCATGTTTGGCCCTTAGCTTCCAAAAGGTATTTTCTTTGGGTGCTGCCATTATGCTGCCTCCTCCTCAAATAAGCTGCATGGGTAGCCGTCCTTTAAACTGATTAGCCGGGTGGACAGTTGGTTGACCCTCTGGGAAAAGTCCTGCCAGTTGTGGTTATAGTAAGCGGTGACCTCCTCTAAGATTTTGCTCATCTCACCGGAGTCTAATCTTAATACGATGCATAAGGATTCCGATAGACCGGACTTTAGACTGACATCATAGGTGAATAGCTGGGGGTGGAAGATGCGAATCATCGAAGCGATGAACAGCTTACGAGCCTCGGTCTTCTCCCGTTTTTTGATGGCGCCTATGTAGTCGGTGGCGAGGTAGCCTTTTAGCTTACAATAGCTTAAAAAATAAAAGTTCAGGTTGTGCAAATCCGAGTCCAGAGCCTTGGACTGCTCCTGCCTATAGCCCTCAATGAGTTGCCTTGCCTCATCCGGGTTCTGGCGGGCGTGGAGCTTGCCTATAAGGGCGTAGTCTTTGGGGGCTATGGGGGCGTCTAATACCAGCATATAGTGGATTTAAAAAGGGGATGCCCGGTGTAAAAACACTGGGCGTTACGATTGCTTGCTATATGAGAAGGCGTTCGTTTGTTCGTAGGAAGTGGTTTTTGGTGGCTTGTCCTACTAAAGTAGTCAGAGTAACAAGGGTAGGGAAATAAGTAAGGGTAAAGAATTGTATTGGAATTGTATTACGAAACTATTATACGGCTAAGTTTTGAATGATTGAATAATATTCAGAAAAGGTTTCATCCAAGGTTTCCATGTGCTTTTTAGCTTCCCTGATGTGGTAATTGATGTTCGGCTGTTCTATGCCGAAAAACGGGGCTAAGGTCTTTTGGCTGACTTTGGTGGTTTGGGTTAAGTGGTAGATTACGGCCTGCTTGACGGCTGGGATCTGGTGGCCCTTGATGGTTCCCTTTCCCGGCTGGCTTAAAATACCTAAAGGCAGGTCTAAGGAGTCCTCTACCCGGATAATAAAGTTTCTAATGTCTTCATCCGATAATATTTTCTTTTCTTCCGAGAGGGCGGGACGCTTCCACTTGTCCGGGTCGTTTTGGGTCTGGCAGGATAGGATCTGGCCCAGTGTCTGTTCTGTAAAGCTCATAAGGTTAAATTAGTTTTAGGTTTAAAATAAAATAAGAAGGTGTTTTTCTAAGTAGGAAAGGGATTTGGTTATCAGCTTTGGGAATGCTACTCAACGTCTGTTGCGACGCTCCGTTCAGGGTTTGGTAATTCTATTCTGCAAATAATTCCTCTTTAATGAATTTCAGGGCGGCGGTAACGCATTTGGCCCGATCTATAGAGGATTGAATATCATCCCCATTGTTGCCGAAGGTTACGTTCCGGTCGTTGCTTCCGTGGGTGAGGTAGTAGTCCTTTGTTTTATAGTTTAAGGAGGCCTCAATCATTGCATTTCCGTGATAGAAGTTTATAATGAGCCATGTTTTTTCTGTTGTCATATACTTGTTTTATTTAGTTTAAAGGTTTGATTTCAGGGTGTCTTTAACCATTTCCCTCATTAGCTTAAAGTCTTCATCTACGGCGTCATATATCTGCCAATCATCATCTTTGGCAATGATTTGCAGCGCCTCCCTTAGTCGGGTGTTCTCGGCCCTCAACGCTTCTTTTTCTGCCTTTAACCTGTTGGTGTTCTCGATGGTTTGTTTGACCAGGTCAATTGCCTGGTCGGTTTGATTCATTGACTTTTCTAAGGGTTCCATTGCTTTTAGTTTTTTTAAGTTTTTAATTTGGTTACCGGCGGTAGTACTACTATGGGGCTTTACTTGCCACGCTCGCTTGTGCTTCCTGATCGCTATTGAGCACATCATCCAAAGGCTTCTCAATTTTAGCCAACACCTTGCCGGTATGGTCAATAACTGTAGTTAGATGAATATGAGTAACATACTTTTTATTCCATAGCAAATACACTAAAACGATGGTTACTAAAAAGTTGACGATTTGAAATATTGTGTAAGTCATAAAACTGTTTTATTTATTGGTTTTCAAACTGTTTAAGATTTCATTGCGAAACCGCTTAAAGGTGGATTCGCAGTCAAAAACCCATTCCTTTACTGCCTGTTTTTGTTCAGGTGTCCACTCCGCTATCTTTTCGCTATCCACCCGCCGTAAATCCAT